GATGGGGCATGCTGGAAATCGACATCACGCCCTACCTCGGCAAAACCGAGAAGGTCAACGTCACACTGCCTGGCTATGTGATCCAGCAGATCGACCGCTTTGTTCGCGATCACAACATCAAAAGCCGATCGTCTTTCCTGGCTGATGCAGCCATGGAAAAGCTGGGGCGGTAACAGCTTCAGCAATAGCTGAGGCCCTGAATAGGTGCGCAGTCTTTCCCGCTGTCTGCCGAAGGCCTTTGCAACGTCGACGCCCTATTGCATTGATCTCGCCGCTCAAGTCTCGCGCCACCCTGAAGCAGATGGTGAGGTCAGGGTGCGCGGGCTGCCGGCGTTTTCTCGTGCGCCGCACTGTCCGGCTAATCGGCGTCCAGGTCTTCCCGAAGGCTGTCCTGGCTACAGGCAAACTGCGCCCAATAAAAAACCCGGCGCAAGGGCCGGGTTTCTATGGGAATTTGAGTAAGTTGCCGAAGGCAAAACTCTAACAGTGGCGAAATCATGCCATGAGCCGCACGGGAACGCAATAGGACCTCAAGCGGCCTCGCGCATTTCGTAAATCACCGCTGCAATCGGGCTCAATGCTCGACGGTCCAGATCCTCGCAGCACTCGAAGATCAACTGCAGCACACCACCCCAATCCCGCTCCCAATTGCACGACTCCAGGCGCACTTCGTAGACCTGCCACATCCAGGCCCGGAACTTCTCGGGGTTGGCGAGCGGGTCTTCGTTGGCCGACTGGCCGCCCTGGTGCATGTGGCGGTACCGGCGCAGCACTCCTTTCACCACATACTCCAGCTTCTCGCGCTTGGCCGCGGTCATCCGTGGTGACCGGTTCTGCACCAGCAGGAACAACACCTCCTCTGCCGCCTCCCGGATGTCGTCGCACTGGGTGGCGGCGTACATGTAATCCCCAAACACGCGGATCTGCGGGTGGAGCCGAGCGATTGCCGACTGGATGTGTCCCGCCAGGGCGCCATGGACGGCATGGTTGGCCGTTGGCCCTCGTTCCGTGTTCTGCACCACCACGCCGAGCTGCACCACGTCGGAGGTCTGGCCCGGGGCTGGGTTGTAATTGCAGTCATGCCAAGCCTGGCGCGCTGAGTTGATTTTCATGCTGCGTGCCTCTTCTTCAGTTCGCGGGTCTTGGCCCGGTATTCGGCGGTTATTGCCTTCAGTTCTTCCACGGTGTACTTGCGCGGCTCATGGTCAGCTTCGAGAGCCTCGACCGCCTCCAGGCCGATCCGGACGATCAGGCCAGCGCGGAAGCTTTGCGAAACCGTCCGGCCCTTTCGGGCGTACTTGGACGATCCGGCATTGCAGCTTTTGCACTGCAACCAGATGTTGTTCGGCACCAGCCGCAGCTCGGGACGGGCCCCCTTGCCGAGGAAATGACCTGCGTCGAATGCCCCACCAGTCTTCCAGCCCTGCGCAGCCAGGATGGATTCCTGCGATTCGCCACAACTGATGCACCCGCTGCCGATGCTCAGCTCGTAAGTGCGGCGGTAGTCGCGTACGGCTTTCTCTGCGTCCTTCATGTGGTCGGAGCGACTCTTTAGGGCCTCCTTGCGTACCTTGATCTCGCGGCGCTCGACCTGGGCCAGGGACTTTCGGGCGGTTTCTTGGCCTTTCTCCGACTGCGCGTGAGCGATGGCGCATGCGATTTCGCCGCACACGGCTTGCGATTCTCTGGCTGGCGCGTACATCACGCGGCATTCTGGGCACCGCTTACGGCGTGGGCCGGCGGACCTGATCGGGGCTTTTCGCTGTAGCGGGGTGCGCTTCATGCGGCCACCCCGAACATATCCAGTTGCCCGCGCGGCGTGTCGAGATACGTCTGCTCCCGCCGGTGAGCCATATTTTTTCGGAAGGCGGCGCGCTCAAGGCGACGATCAGCAGGACCGGTGCCGTCGTAGCGCATGAAAGCAAGGCTTGAGCGGGCACGATCCGACCAGAACCGGCGGTTTGCTTTCGGGCACAGACTGATTTCTTCGAGAGTGGTCATGCTGCCGCCTCCCACTGCTCGGGCATGTGCCCCTTCGGTTCGCTCCAGACCACACCCTTGTCGGCGCCGAAGGCGTACATGCATTCGATCACGTCGCCGAGCTCGGCCACGCTCATGCGCTTGGTGCTCTCGCCCAGCATGACTACGCCGCCGTTGATGCCCTGGGCCATGCGGATCTCCTGGCGGGCTGCTGCGGTCATGAGGGCCTTCCAGTCCTCGCTGTCGAGCTTTTGCATGACACCATTGACCGGCCATTCCACCTGGTGGGAAATGTCGCCGAGCATTGCCCACAGCTTGGCGTTCTGCTCCAGGGTGCGGCGGGACTTAACCGGGCGGACGATGATCTCGACGGCGCCGGCGGCGGAAAGCTCGGTGGCGAACAGGTAGGCCAGGCGAAAGATCTCGCGGATGCGCGAAGGACCTGAGGACCAGAAGTGGCGCGGTTTGTTGATTACGTTGCTCATGGCTCCTCCCGATCGATCATGGTCCGCAGGTCGCGATCGAGGTCTTGAACGGGAACCCAGTCGTGGCCGATGTTCATCTGCACGGCCACTTGGTCATTGCTTGGCTGGTCGCACTTCTTGCGCAGCCATGTGTAGAGCACGTGCGCTTCCGTCATAGCCTGCTTGTCAGCGTCCAGTCGATCACAATGAAGACGCAGCGACTCGTTCTCGACCAGCAGCTCAAGCGCCACCTCCTCGAGCGTCTTCTCGCCCAGGAACTCTTGCAGCGCCTCGGTGTTGCGCTTCCAGTCTGTGCAGTCAGCCCGGTATGACGCGGCCTCGGCCCACAGCAGCTTCTGGAGTTTTTGTTTGTCGATGGTCATGTCCGCTGCTCCGCTGCTTCGGCGATCAAGGCCATGCGCTCGAGGCGCTCTGCTGCTTGGCTCGCGAGATTGGCGCCATCGGCCTCATCCACCACCGGCATGCTCACGAAGTTGATCCCGCGCTTGATCAAGGTGTTGGCTACCTCAAGGGCTTGGCGTAGCTGTACTGGGGATGCTCGTTTCATGTCCGTTGCTCCCGGGATTTCCTTCCAAATTTCGCCATCAACTGGGCCCGCGCCGCTGCGCCGCTGCATGGGATGGCCTGGATCTCCAGCAGGCGCGCCTGGCGCCGGTAGGCGTATTCCTCGGCCCGCTCCAGCTCGGTCTTCTGGCTGTCGTGGCCGATGCCGACGGCGATCTTCCCGTCCAGTGGCTGGCCCGCCTGGGCGCGGCGCAGAATCACCTCGTAGTTGCGTTCGAACCGGGTGCGTAGCGACTTGTCCTCCTGCTTGGCGGCCCGCAGGTCGAACAGGCCCGTGGACTGGGCTGCCAGCTTCACCGCTTCATGGCTGTAGGTGCCCATCAGCGCCTCAACCCATGCGTCAGCGGCGACCGGCATACCGAAGTCTTCAGGGCTCGGTGTGCACATAGCGATGAACTCACCAACACTCGGCGCGAATGGCTTCTTGAGCCGGCGGCACTTCTGGATGCCGAACTCGATCTGCCCTAGGGTGCGAATGCCTTGGGCGGCGAACTCCTTGATCCACTCCTCCTTGGCAGCGGCCAGGGCCTCGGTGGACGGCCATGCTTGGCGCCAGGCAGGGAAGATGCCGCGCAGCCGGCGGAACAGTCCGTTCACCACTTCCGTGGTGTCAGGCGTCACATGGAGCTGCTGGGGCGCTTCTACGGCCGGCAGGTTGCCCATGCTTGCCATGAGCTGGTTGATGGGCTTCATGGGCTCACCATGAGGTTCTGCGCCCAGGTCTTGTCGTCGAAGTCGGGCTCGTTCGACTGGCGGCGCGGTGCGAATGGGTGGATGTTGCTGGCGACATCAGGGATTTCATCCTCCCAGCGCTTACCGTTCAGCCAGGTCGATGGGTGCGGGATGTACTGGCCCTTGTCCTTCAGCCAGTCAGGGGTCAGCACCTGCTTTGCCAGCGCCGTCGCCATCAGGTCGAACAGTTCCTGGGTCACCTTCAGCTTGCCCCAGGCCTTCTCGGCTTTGTCCTTCCCGACCTTGCGCGGGTAGAGCTTCCAGAACTTTGGGAAAAGGTCCTTGCCCACCACCGGAGCTGGCGACGGAGAGAGGGAATCAGGAATCAGGAATCCGGAATCAAGAGAGAGGGAATCAGCAGGGAAAGAACCATGCTCGTCTGGTGCTTGCACCGGGCTCGCACCAGTCTTTACCGGGCAAGGCTCTAGCTCGGGCATTGCAGGGATGATGCTCTTGGCTTCCTTGACGTGTGGGTTCTGGTGTTTCGCCCAGTTGACGATTTGGATCGCCTTGAATGATCCAACGGTGTACCGGGTGATGAACCCCAAATGATCCAGATCGGCGAGCATCTTTTCGATGTCGACATTGTCGGCCGGGAACAGCGCCATTTTCAGGCGCCGCGGACGATCTTCCAGGCGCCCTTCCCGATCAGCCTCGGTCCACATGCCAATGAAGAGTAAGCGGGTGGCAAAATCCACCTCGGCCAGGTGTTCATTCGAGAAGAACCCCGGCTTGATGTTTCTGGATCTGGCCATCATTCGGCCCCCTTGAGATTATGTTGGGCCCACAGACCGGCAACCCAGTTGACGCCCTTGGGGGTGAATTTGGATTGGTTGTAGGCGTGACCGCTGTCACTGGTACCGGCGCGAACTTCAAAGCGCCCTGCGTCGATCTGGGGCTGGTAGGCCTGCCATTCGCCGCCCATGCGGTACATGATCTTTCGGTCGAGGAGGAATTCGCGGAACCGCGATTCGTTGGCCTTGAGCAGCTTGGCGACCTGGCGGAAGCCTTTGAGCCCTGTCGATTCGACGTAGCGCTCTACAAAGGCAATCTTCGGCGCAGCCTCAATTAGGGCCTGACTAGCTGCCTGCTGGAGTTCGAATTGCTCGGCCCAGGCTCGGGCAGCAGCTGCTGGATTGGAGAAGTCAGGAAGGGTCGCAAGAACCTTAGGGCGGACTTGATCTTCCAGTTCAGTCCAGCGGCGGACGACAGCCCTTCTCATCTTGGCGCTGTAGCCAGTCAACAGCGTCTCGGTCAGCTCTTTGTCGAGCAAGTACTCGGTCTGCTCCCGATTCATGCTGTCCAGATAGATGCGAGCAAAATCGCTCACATCTTCTTCAAGCTCCGAGGCCATGGCCTGGATGTCCCGCTTGACGTCGGGGTGACGCTTGCCGGTCAGCTCAGCAATTTCTCGAGACGACATGGTGGTTGTGGTACGCGACACGTTTTGCGAATCGTGAAAATGTGTCGCGGGCTTTTTGAGGGCCTGTACATCATGATTAGAGGGATGCATAATCAGCCTCACAGATGCTTTTGTTGTATGCAGTAGAAGAAACCACCGGGCCTGGTGGTTTTTTTTCGCCTGCGGTTTTGGTGTCGCTATTCAAGGGCTTCATCAGGGCCTCCTTTTTCCGGGCCTATTGAGTCCTTCGCCGGGTCGCGCCGTGTTACCGGCAGATTCCGAAGCTTTCCGGAACCCTTTGGCCTGGTCTTCTCGAAGAAACGCTCCGCTCCAAGCTTTGCGGCGTACTCGTCAGGCGTTACGCCTGCCGCTTTCGCCAGCCGTTCAAGCTTTTCGTAAAGCCCTCCATCGATCCCATGGCAGATCGTGGTTTCAGGCACAGGGCCTCCTGTAGGCCTTCAGGCCATGTGGCGTTCATCGGTAACATCGCTCTCGACGATGCTTTCCAGCTTCTCCTCGACGCACA